GAAAGATGTGGACTAGAATTACGTAGTGGATATGATTTAAAAACAGCAAGACGTAGTCTAGATATTATGGCTGCTGAGTGGTCTAATAAAGGTATTAATTTGTGGACAGTTGAATCTGGCACAGTTGCACTAACTACAGGAACAGCTACTTATACTTTACCAGCAGATACGATTGATTTATTAGAAACAGTTATAAGGACTGGGAGTGGTTCCAACCAACAAGATTTATCTATTAACCGAATTTCAGTTTCAACATATGCAACCATACCAAACAAAAACAACCAAGGGAGACCAATACAAATCTATGTCGATAGGCAAGCCACACCAAAAGTTAATGTCTGGCCAACACCAGACTCGTCCGCAACTTATACGTTGGTTTACTGGAGGCTTAGAAGAATTGAAGATGCAGGTCGTGCTGGTAGTAATACTTATGATGTGCCTTCACGTTTCCTTCCTTGCCTTGTTGCTGGACTTGCTTATCATATCGCCATTAAGCGCCCTGAAGTTGGACTTGACAGGGTTACGTTCCTTAAAGCAGCGTATGATGAACAGTTTACTCTCGCTGCAGATGAAGATAGAGACAAATCATCAATCAATTTTGCACCGAACATTACCTCATAAGGAGACTAATATGAAAGATAAAACAACATACCAACAACCAAAACCTGTTCCAGTTCCAGACTTTGCAGGGTACCCAGATAAGACTGCTAATACACAGACTAACAAAATGAAGGGTTCAGGCGCTGCAACTAAAGGGACAGGGTTTTCTAAAAGAACTGCTTAATGACTCAGTTTGCTAGTGGTAAACTCGCATTTGGGTTTTGCGATATTTGTGGTTTTAGGTATAATTTAAATGAGTTAAAAGAATTAACTAGAAGGAATAAATTAGTTAATATTAGGGCTTGTCCTGAATGTTGGGGCCCTGACCACCCACAAAATAATTTGGGTAGCTTTCCTGTTGATGACCCACAGGCACTTAGAGACCCAAGACCTACTGGCGCTACATCAGGTAGGGGGTTATTTGGTTATGACCCTGTACTAGGACAAAAAGTAAATATGGCTGTAGGTAAAGTAACTGTAAGGATAGGATAATGAATTATACCCAACTGGTACAAGCGATAAAAGATTATACAGAAAGTACTGAGACGTCTTTCGTCAGTCATATTAATGAATTTATACAACAAGCAGAAAAGAAAATTTATAACGAAGTACAACTTCCTTATTTAAGAAAGAATGTAACAGGTAATACAACATCAGGAAATAAGTATGTACAAACTCCTTCTGATTTTTTAGCAGTATATTCTATGGCTATTATTGATAGTAGTAGCGATCAACATTTTTTATTAAATAAAGACGTTAACTTTATTAGAGAAGCGTATGCAAATGCATCGACTCAAGCGCAACCAAAATACTATGCGCTTTTTGACCATAACACTTTTATTTTAGGCCCAACGCCTAATAGTGCTTATGATGTAGAATTACATTATTACTACTACCCAACATCTATTGTAACTGCTTCAACTACATGGTTGGGAGATAATTATGAACAGGCTTTATTGTATGCGTGTTTAGTTCAAGCGTATACGTATTTAAAAGGAGACCCTGATTTGATGGTTAATTATGAAAAACAATATCAGGAAAATATGGTTCAACTTAAAATGCTTGGTGATGGAAAAGATAGGCGTGATGCTTATCGTTCTGGACAAGTTAGATACGAGGTTAAATAATGCAAAGTGCTTTACTTGATACATTAGTTGGAGAAGCAAAAGTTATATCAACACAGGGTCGTGGTATGACTCCTGAAGAAATTGCTGATCTAGCGTTAGATAAAATTTTACATGTAGCAGATACAGCTCACCCTGCACTCAAAGAACAAGCTAGAGCATTTAAAGAAGATTTAAGAAAGATATTAGTGTTGTATATGAAACAAGCCATTAAAAGTGACCGTACAACATTATTTAATAAACTGAAAGACGCTGGGCTAACAAATGCAGCGAACATCATTACAAAGATATAGGAGTTTTTATGGCTATCACACAAGCAGTTGCTACATCATTTAAAAAACAGTTACTAGAAGGGGCGCATGATTTTCGCTCTGGTGGTGACACAATTAAAATAGCACTTTATACAAGTTCGGCATCTCTCGATGCATCAACTACAGCTTATACTACAAGTAACGAAACATCAGGTACAGGTTATAGTGCAGGGGGTCAAGAGCTAACTAAAGTTGCACCAACATCATCAGGTACTACAGCGTTTATTGATTTTGCTGATGAGACTTTTTCTACAGCTACAATTACAGCAAGAGGTGCGTTAATTTACAATACAACGCCAACACATACATACACTAACCCTGCTATAGTTGTATTAGATTTTGGTGGAGATAAAACTTCTACCGCAGGGGATTTTACAATCATCTTTCCAACTGCTGATGCATCAAGCGCAATTTTAAGGTTAGCATAAATGGCTTTAGTATTTAAGGATAGAGTACGAGAAACGACAACAACGACTGGCACGGGTACAATTACTCTTGCTGGCGCTGTAACAGGTTTTGATGCTTTTTCCGAGATAGGTGATGGCAACACCACCTACTATGCTATTGTTCATCGTTCTGCTAATGAGTGGGAAGTTGGTACAGGAACATATACTGCATCAGGTACAACACTAGCTAGAACAACAGTTTTAGCGTCATCAAATTCAGGTTCAGCTACAGACTTTGCTGCGGGAACAAAAGATGTTTTTACAACCTACCCAGCAGGTAAAGCAGTTGATACAACGAAAGCTGAAGAAACAGCAATTCAGTTTGCAATAGCATTAGGATAATATTATGGCATTTAAATCTAAAACATCATCAAGCATTGGTACAAGTGGTTCTGCTACAACAGTTACAGATACAGTAGCGGCATCAACTACACATACAATTATTGGTTTATCTTTATCAAATAAAACAACTTCTAATATTACTGTTACTGCTTCAATTACTAAAAACTCAGGAACATTAACCTTCCTTGTTAAAGATGCAACAGTTCTTCCAGGGGGTGCATTAGTTGTAATTGGTGGAGATCAAAAATTAGTTTTAGAAGCAGGTGATGTTGTTCAAGCATATTCAAGTGCATCAACTTCTGCTGATGCTGTAGTTAGTTATTTAGTATAGGAGATTAGATGGCAACTATAGGTAACGCACCAGTCTTTCCAACACGAAGTGTTCTACCAGGTAATTTAACTGTTACAGGAACTAGTGCGACTGTAAATGGAAATGAAGTAAGAACTGTAGGAACAAGTGGGGCTATTATTCAAGTGAAACAAAGTGTTGAACAGACTAGAATATCCTTTGGTACATCTTTAGCTAATGCTCTTACTTGTTCTATAACTCCATCATCTACATCAAATAAAATTTTAGTAAAATGTGAATTAATTTGGGGAAGATCGCAAGATGATTATGGTGCTTTTTGGTTTTATCGAGATGATGTTCTTATTAGCGGAGCTACAGCAACAAGTGGAACTGGTAATATGGTAAATGCAGCTGGACAAATTTCTAATAGAGGAAATAATGCTAGTGATGTGTATTTTCAACAAGCTGGAGCAGCCTCTTTTTTAGATTCTCCATCAACGACATCTTCAACAACTTATCAGATAAAAGCTAAATGCACTTATGGATCAAATATATTCTTAAATTCATCTTCCAATCAAAATAATGCTGGTCATACTATTCATGGAATTTCTTCACTTACACTTATGGAGGTAGTAGCCTAATGGTAGATATTGTTGATGCTTTAAGAAGTTTAAGACCTGGTGCAGGTTATGTAGTTAGAGGTAATGAGTTAGAGTGGTTAGACACAAACCAAACTCGACCAACAGACGCAGAAATAAATACAGAAGTAACAAGACTTCAAGCAGAGTATGATGCTAATAAATATCAAAGAGATAGGGTATACCCATCAATACAAGATCAACTCGATATGCAGTATTGGGATAAAGTTAATGGAACAACAACTTGGCAAGATGCGATTGCTAAAGTTAAAGCAGATACACCAAAGCCAGGAGAGTAAATGAGTTATATAGGAAACGCACCAGGAGTTGCATCACAAAGATTAGTTTACGATTTTACAGCTACAGCAGCGCAGACGACTTTTACGTTAACTAATGCTTATACTGTAGGGTATGTTGATGTTTATTTAAATGGTGTAAAGTTAGTTGTTGATGATGATTTTACTGCAACAAATGGTACAACTGTAGTTCTAGGTACGGGTGCAACAGCAGGCGATAGTGTCAGTATAATTGCATACATACCTAGAGGTTTAGTTTTAGATAATGGAGCTGTAGGCGGAACAGGAAATTATGTGTTCTGGGAAAATGACACGGTGGTTAGCGCAGACTATACAATAACGTCAGGGAAGAATGCTGGTTCATTTGGCCCTATCACGATAAATAGCGGCATAACCGTCACCATACCTGCAACTTCCACGTGGACTATAGTATAGGAGATTAGATGACGACAATAACATCAACAGGTATAACAACAACTAATTTAACTGGAACTAATTTATCAGTTGGGGGGTCTAGTTTTACATCTACAGATTTAGGTGGAACAATTCAACAGGTAACTCAAACTGTTTTAACAGGTACATATTCTGCAACTTCTAATACATCAGAGGTTATAGTTACAGGTGTTGCTGCGTCAATTACGCCAACGAGTTCATCTAATAAAGTTCTATTAATGTTTTGCTGTATGTTTGGAAATCACATTACAACTTATGGTGGTTATTTTAAAAGAGGGTCAACTATAATAGGTGTTGGTGATGCCGCTAGTTCAAGGCAACAAGTAGGTATGGGTTTAGGTTATAACGGAGATGCTAATCAATCTAATCAAGCTAGTTTTATTTTTTTAGATTCTCCAGCAACAACAAGCGCTACTACATATCAACTATATCTTAAAAATGATAATACTGTTACTTGTTTTTTTAACAGAAGTCCAAATGACCAAAATAATAATGTTGGTAAAAGAGGTATTACCACAATAACATTATGGGAGATTAAGCCATGAGTTTTAATCATAAAGCTGCATATGCATTATATTCAAATGTAAAGTCATGCAATGATGATGGTTGTTATGATGCTAATGGAAATAAAGTAGAAGTAGATATGGATGCTATTAATTCTTGGGTAGACCCTGATGCATATAAAATTAGTAGGGAGATGGAGTATCCACCCTTGCAAGAACAATTAGATGATATTTATCATAATGGGATTGATGGTTGGAAATCTACAATAAAAGCTATCAAAGATAAATACCCAAAGTCAGGAGGATAAGTGAGTAAAATTCGTTTAACACCAAACGCAAGTGGAACAGGAACAGTAACTCTGACTGTGCCTTCTACATCGACTGATAGGACACTTACTCTACCTGATACGACTGGAACTATTTTAGACAATAGCAATAATACATTTTTTGCTACTGATTTTTGGAGACTTACAGCAAATGTAACAGCTACAACTGGAGGTATGATAATAACAAGTAATTTAGCTAGAGCTGGTGCAAATTATGGAATTGTTGGCACAGGAATGACTGAATCTAGTGGTGTATTTACTTTTCCATCAACAGGTGTTTGGAGAGTTTGTTCAAAAGTAATGATGGAACGATATGTAACTAATAGTATAATTCAAAGTCGTATTTGGACTACAAGTGATGGTGGCACAACTAATTTTAGAGAATCTTCAGAGGGCTGGACTGCTGGTGACGATAACTTAACAATTTTTTGTGAAACACATTTTGATGTTACAGACACATCTTTATGCACAGTTAAATTTGGGTGTCAAGCTTATACTGCAAACCAAACCATGAAAGGTGATACTACAGAAAATAGGACTTGTTTTTTCTTCCAAAGATTAGGAGATACATAATATGACAAGAGCAAGAAGTTTAGCTGACAAAGCGATAGGTCAAAGAGCAGACCAATGGTATTTAAATGCTGACCATACTGGAAATGCCACAATAACAGCTTGGGCGCAAGGTAGTTCGACTACAGGTGGTGGAAGTATAGGAACAGGTCTAACAGAATCTAGTGGTATATTTACCTTTCCAGTAACAGGAATCTGGAATATTAAAACTGTTTTTTATCTTAATGCTACCTTTACTGATAATGACTGGATGTTTATAAATATACAAACATCAAATGATAATTTTAGTACAACTAATGCTTCTAGTGTTGCTGGAGCGCATACTGTTGAAGATGAGGGCTGGCAAGGACAAATTAGACATGATTTTCTTTTTGATGTTACAGACGCTTCTAACGATAAAGTTAGGTTTGTATCATCAAGTTTTAGTGGCTCAAATAAAATCGTAGGTTTTACAAGTGGAACTATGTATACATGGATTAATTTTATACGACTAGGAGATACATAATATGGATAGTGTGGATAGAGATTTTTTTCAAAAAGCATTAAAGAATTTAAGAATTGATACACCTAATTGGTATGGGTGGGCAGAAACCGATTCAAGTGGAAACAGAATCCCTGATAAAGATAAAATGTGTTATGAACATACAATAGTTATTCAAGATGGAGTAACCAAGCCAACACAAGCAGAAGTTGATGCAGAAGTTAAAAGACTTAAAGATGAACATAATGCAAGTCAATACAAACGAGATAGAAAGGTGATGTATCCAGATATTGGTGACCAGCTAGATGATTTGTATAAAGCTGGTGCGTTTTCAGATGACATGACAGCAAAAATAAAAGCGGTAAAAGATAAATATCCAAAGGGCTAGAAAATGAGTACACTTAGAGTAGAAGCACTAGAACAACCAGATGGAACTGCGTTTATTTTTAACAACAAAAATTTGCTAATCAATGGAGGTATGAACATATGGGAAAGAAGTACCTCGGTATCTGTTAGCACAGATATTTATTCAACAGTTGATAGATGGAAAACAAGAGTATCTGGTCTGGGTGCATTTACGATATCTAGGTCAACTGATGTTCCATCAGCACAAGGTTTTGGTTACAGTTTAAAATTAGATTGCACCACAGCAGATGCAAGTCCAGCAGCTGGAGATTTTTTACAGATACAACAAATAATAGAAGGTCAGAACCTCCAGCATTTACTAAAAGGAACTTCTAATGCTAAAGCAATAACTATGTCGTTTTGGGTGAAGTCAAATAAAACTGGAACATATATTGCGAGTTTGTATGATGGAGATAACACTAGGCGTATTTCTAAATCCTACACAATAGATAGTGCATCAACTTGGGAGAAGAAGACTATTACCTTTCCTGGTGATACTTCAGGAACATTAGATAATGACAATGGTGCGTCATTATGGGTTCAATGGTGGCTTGGTGCTGGTTCTAATTTTACATCAGGAACACTTGCCACATCATGGGAATCACTCACAAGTGCAAATACAGCAGTTGGTATAGTTAACCTAGCAGATTCTACAAGTAACGAATTTTTTATAACAGGTTGTCAACTAGAGGTCGGTTCTACCGCTTCAGGATTCGAGTTTGAGCCATATGCGAGTACATTACAAAAATGTCAAAGATACTATTATAGAGTTACCAATACAGGTATACCAACTTTTTTAAGAAATGATGGTTCTACAAGTAGAGATGTAATTTACCCTTATCCTACTACAATGAGAGCAAACCCAACAGTTTCAACAACACCAAATTCAGGAACATTTAGTAATCCTTATCCATCTCCTAGACAGCTTTGGGGTAGAGTAGCTGGGAGTAATGATACTTCATCTATTTTTCTTGATGATCCTGTTACATTTGATGCGGAGTTATAAAAATGAATATTACAAATGCAAAATACACAGTTAATGATAATGGCGATAACTCATCAATTTGTGCTACTGTTGATGGCAAAGAAGTGCATATTCCATTAGATACAGCTAACAGACACTACGATGAAATCATGCGTCAAGTTGATGCAGGTACACTCACGATTGCTGATGCCGACTAATGTTTGGGTTTCATACTTATTCACAGGCTAGTTATTCATCTCTAACTGATAGTTTAAATAATGTAACAGGTCAGGCAATTACTAGTGCATTAGGCACGGTAACAGTTACAGGTAAAGCTAATGTCACACTAACAGGGCAACAGTTTCAAGCTCTAGTTAATGGCGTAACCGTAACAGCAGATGCAAACATCACACTAACAGGGCAAGCAATAACTTCAGCTCTAGGTAGTGTAACAGTAACAGGAACAGCAAATATATCACCAACAGGTGTAGCAGTAACAGTATCTGATGGCACAGCGACAGTAACTGCCGATGCTAATTTGACAGTAAGTGGCCAAGAAATTACTAGTGCATTAAATAGTGTTACTGCAACAGGTAGTGCAAACGTATCTCCAACAGGTCAAGCAATAACTGTATCAGACGGAACGGTTAGTGTAACAACAGTTAATAACATATTCGTTACTGGACAAAGCATTACTTTATCTGCGGGTTCTGTTACAATAAGGGGTGTAGCGAATGTATCAGCTACAGGCGCTGTAATAACATCAGGAACATCACGACCATTAGTATGGCAAGTTATAGGAGATGGCCCAGATGGTAATTGGGTTGAAATATCAAATGGCCCTAGTGGTGGTTGGACAGAAATAACAGATAGTCCAGATGGAAATTGGACGGATATACCAGATTAATTATAGGAAAATATTATGGCAAGTACATACTCAGATAGATTAAGACTAGAACTCATGGCCGCAGGTGACCAATCAGGAACTTGGGGAGATACAACAAATACAAACCTAGGTACACTAATTGAAGAAGCTATTGCAGGGTTTTCTGAAATTACCATGAGTGATGCTAATAAAACATTAAGTGCTAATAATGGTGCAACTGATGAAGCAAGGCAAATGATTTTAAAATTTAGCGGGGGTTCTTTGTCTACAACAAGAGATATTATTATACCCTCAAAAGAAAAATTATACGTCATACATAACGCTACTTCTGGTAGTCAAAGTATTAGAATTAAAACAGCGTCTAGTTCTTCAACAGTAACTATTGCTAACGGTAAAACAACAGTTGTTTATTGTGATGCTACAGATGTGTTTTTAGCTATAACTAATGTACCAGCTTCTGATTTATCAGGCGCTGTGGCTATCGCTAATGGTGGTACAGGTCTAACAAGTGCGGGTTCTAATAATCAAGTATTAACAAGTAACGGTTCAGCTTTTTCTTTAGCTCAACTAACATCATCCAACCTTACTACTGCAACTGCAAATTCACTAACACCTGCTGGGACTATTATTACTTTTGGTGGTACATCTGCACCTACTGGTTATCTAGCTTGTGACGGATCAGAAATTAGTCGTACAACTTATTCAGCTTTATTTAGCGCACTCTCTACAACGTGGGGTGTAGGGGATGGTTCGTCTACTTTTAATTTACCAGATTTAAGAGGAGCTTTCTTAAGAGGTTCGGGGTCACAAACGTATACTAACACATATAATGGTGGTTCAGTTGGTGCTAAAAGTATAGATAAAGTAAAGACACACTCACATGAATTTAGATCAGAAAATTTTGGTGGTAGTCTCAATGCGACCGACGATTATATGTTTATGCAGAATAACGCTAACTACTTAGACCCTGTTGATAGGATTTGTATCACTGGTCGGACAAATGTTAGACCAGAAGGTGGAAATACTTCTGAACGATTGTATGTTGGTAATCCTCAACAAGCCAGAGGAGGAGGCCCAACTGTGTCAACTGCTGACGAAGTTACTCCATTTAATGCGACTATTCTTTACTGTATAAAAACTTAATGAAACATAAATATCCTATTTATCTTATCGAATGGGACGATGCGATGGCAGATGCATCATGGGAAGAATTAAAGAAAGAGGATGTAAAACAATCAACATGTTTTACACTAGGATTTTTAATAGCAGAGACAAGAAAGCATATAGTTATTGCGAGTACATATGATAGTGATTCAGAACATACTAATGCAAGATTACAAATACCAAAAGGAATGATTATTAACAGGCGTAAAATTAATTTAGACGAGGAGGATGTAACTAAAGCATGGCCCTTTAATGGAGTAAAGTAATGATAGACCCTATTTCAGCATTCGCTGCAGCTAACGCTGCTGTTAAAGGAATCAAGCAAGCAATTAAGTTTGGGCAAGATGTTTCTGATATAGGAGATAAACTCCAAGATTTTTTTGAGCATCGTGATAATGTGCAGAAAGCTGCACAGGAAGAAAAGAGTAAGAATAAAAATAAAAACATAAACTCTCAAGCAATGCGTAATGTGATGAATGCTCGAAAGTTAAGGCAAGCTGAGAAAGACCTTAAAGAACAGCTAATTTGGAGCGGCAACGCTGACCTATATGAAGAGATTTTGAGGGAGCGCATACGTCTAAAAAGAGAAGCAGAAAAAGCCAAAGAGTTAGCGGCTTATAAAAAGCAGAAAGTCATCGAATGGACGATGTGGGGTGGCTTGTTAGGTGCTTTAATAGGTGTTACTATTTGGATTATATATAAATTAACTAAAGCAGTTTTAGCAGTAGGATAAGTATGGATATATTAAAAAAAGCCAAATCAATTCTTTCTGTTGTTGCTCCTAATATAGGCACTGCACTTGGTGGCCCGATTGGTGGTATGGCAGGTAGGGTAGTTGCAAAAGCTCTGCTCGGTAAAGATGAAGCCAGTGACAATGAAATATTTGAAGCAGTAGAAAAAGCAACACCAGAACAACTCGTAGCATTAAAGAAAGCCGATGCAGATTTTAAAGTACAAATGAAACAGCTAGATATAGATTTAGCTAAGATATCAGCAGACGATAGAGACAGTGCAAGGAAAAGACAAATAGCGCTGGGCGATCATACACCAACAGTTTTAGCTATTCTTACTATGCTAGCTTTCTTTGGATATATTGGTGCTGTTACTTTTTTACCTACACCTAATGCTGACATCGGGCTAGTAAACGTAGCTATCGGCTGGCTTGGTGGTACTGCCAGTACTGTGGTTGCATACTATTTTGGTAGTAGCTCTGGTTCAAAACAAAAAAATGAATTTATAAAGACGGATAAAAAATGAGAAAACTTACATTAAATTTTTCCTACGAGGAACTTATCCATTCTGATATGGCAGCAAGGCGTGGTTGGGATAATTCTCCTAATGACGAAACTATTGATTTAAATTTATCAAGACTTGCAACACTACTGCAAAAAATAAGAGACTATCTTGGCAAACCTATTATGATAAATTCTGGATATCGCTCAAAACAACTTAATGATGCAGTGGGTTCAAAAGACTCCAGTCAACATCGTAGAGGATGTGCGGCAGATATTAGGTCACCAGGTATGACAGCAAAAGAATTAATGGTACATATTGTACGTAACGGGTTTGGCTATGACCAATGCATATTGGAGTTTGATTCGTGGGTGCATATAAGTATACCAGAGGGTGACAAGCCATTAAGAGGAAATGCTCTTGTCATAAATAAACAAGGTGTAAAACAATTTAAGTTCGCATAATGCCATTACAAAAATTACAGTTTAGACCAGGTGTCAATAAAGAAATTACCAACTATAGTAACGAAATGGGTTGGAATAAAAGTGATAAGGTACGTTTTAAAAAAGGTTTCCCAGAACAAATAGGTGGTTGGACGAGAGTAGCCGATACACAAGTTGTTGGTACTCCAAGAACGCTTATAAACTGGATTGCACTTGATGGTGATAATCTTGTTGGTGTAGGAACAAATATTAAATATTATGTTTTAGATGGTCAAACGTATGTAGACAAAACTCCAGTACGAGAATTACAGGCTTTGGGTAATAACCCTTTTACATCTGCTTCAAGCTCAACTACAGTAACTGTAACAGATACAGGACATGGAGCAGAAAATGGCACATATGTAACCTTTAGTGGAGCTACAACTTTTAATGGTATACCTGCGGCTGAAATTAACAAAGAACATAGATTAACTTATGTAGATGCAAATTCATATACTATTACTGTAGATTCCGCAGCTAGTGGAGCGGGAGCAGGGGGTGGAAATTCTGCTAAAGCCGAATATCAAATTAACCCAGGTCAAGAGATTTTTTCATATACTTCAGGTTGGAGTTCTGGTACATGGAGTACAGGTTCTTGGGGACAAACAGGTTTTTCAGATTTAGCAGAGCAACTACGTCTTTGGGTACATGATAATTATGGTGAAGATATTATAACCAATGTCTATCAAGGAGATATATTTTATCTCGATAAAGATGGAACTAATTCTATGAAAACAGGAGCGCCATATACAAGTAGTAGTGATATAACTTATCGAATGCGTTCTATAAAAGATATTGCTGTTGCAGCAAGTGCTTCAAATACTACTTACATTCCAACGCAAGTAACTTATAGTATGATCTCTCAACAAGCAAGGCACGTTATATGTTTTGGTGCAGATAAACAAAATGGTTCTGGTGCTTTTGACCCACTACTTGTTAGATGGGCAAGTTCAGAAGATTATCAAGATTGGAGACCTCTTTCTACAAATAGCGCAGGTGATTTTAGATTAGAGCAAGGTAGTCAAATTGTAAGTGCTGTAAAAACAAGACAGGAGATATTAATATTTACAGATACCGCTGTTTATGCAATGCAGTATATCGGTCTCCCGTTAGTTTTTAGTTTTACATTACTTGCGAGTAATATTTCACTCATGTCACCTAACGCAGTATCAGTTGCAAATAATATTGTGTTTTGGATGGGTCGAGATAAGTTTTATGTTTTTGATGGTCAGGTTAGAGCATTACCAAGCACCCTTAGAAGTTTTGTTTATGATAATATAAATGTAGAGCAAGAGTTTCAAGTTATCTCAGGAACAAACGAAGAGTATAACGAGGTATGGTGGTTCTATCCTACAGGCACAGAAACACAGATTAATAACTATGTAGTCTTTAACTATTTAGAAAATATTTGGTATTATGGCACGTTAAGTAGAAGTGCGTGGTTAGATAGTGGACTTAGACAATATCCAATAGCTTTTGATTATAATAGACGAGCGCTAAACCACGAGGTAGGAGTTGATGATGCGTCAGGTTCAGGTTCTGTTGCTATAGGCTCTTACATTGAATCTTCTGATTTTGATATTGGGGATGGTGACCAATTTAGTTTTGTTTGGAGAATGATACCTGACTTAACATTCACAGGTTCTGAAACTGTAAACCCAGATGTTACTTTGACTCTCACACCTAGAAATTACACGGGCGGGAGTTACACTAGTGAGACAGGAAAATCGGTGCAAGCTAGTGCATTATCTCCTCAAGAGTTGTATACTAATCAAATAGATATAAGAATCAGAGGTAGGCAGTTAAAACTTAGAATAGATGGTAGTGATCTAGTAGGTACAAAATGGCAACTAGGTACACCACGAATTGATATTAGAACAGACGGAAGACGATAATGGCAGTACCTGTATTACCTATACCACCAGATTCATACGAGAGAAGATACTTCGATGAATTAAACCGTGTATTAAGACTATTTTTTTCAGAAAATGAAGTACCTATTATCTTTAAAACCGCAAGATTACAGGTGCTAGATCAAAATCAAAATGTTATAATAGACCAGGCTTTTAATGAAACTTCAGGAGAGCTAAATATTGTATTAACTAACTTACCCACATCAGCGTCAGGACTAGCAACAGGAACAGTTTATAATGATAGTGGCACACTAAAGGTAGCGTAATGGATGATATGAAATCAGCTATAAAAGGTATAGCAAGTAAAGGTAGGAATGGAGATAATATGCTCGTGCATATGGCTCCAGATGAAGTTGCAGGTATAGCATCTCTTGGAGGTGTATCAATAAATCCTGAAACAGGATTACCTGAGATGTTTAAATTCAGAGATTTTCTAAAAATAGCCGTACCTGTTGGAATTGCTATGGCTACTGGTAACCCTGCTATGGCGGCTAAAATGCCCTCGTTCTTAACAAACCCAGTAGGTAGAGCTGTTTTATCGGGCGCAACTTCTGCTTTAGCAGCTAAAGTAGGTGGTGGTGATTCTGACGAAGTTAAAAGAGCTTTTGGTACAGGTATACTTGCCGATGCAGTAGTACAAGGTGGTCAGAAAATGTTTGGCGACCCAACAAAAGCACAGCAGTTGCAAGATATTAGA